GTATTTACAGTTTCTGTTCTACGTTTTACGCTTGCTTCATAACCAAGTTCAGTAACATTGATATTTTGTGCTGGGTCATTTGATTCAAGTTCACACTTAAATTTGAATCCTCTTGCCGTATATTCGCCATTTGCAAAAGTATTGAACTGAGTAAAGTTTGCCCCATATGTACAAGAAGTTCCGCTTGATATTGTTGCACTAGCACTTGCTGTAACTGTAAAAGTGTTTGCATTTGGTACTGTTTGGATCTCATAGTTGCCATCTGTTGCACTGCCAGCAGTAAAATCAATAACAACAAAATCTCCTACAGAATATCCATGCGAAGTCTTAGTAATAGTAATGGTTGTACCGCTTTGCTCATAAGTGGCTGAAACTGAAGTGGCTGGGTCTATATCAGTTGTTGCAACTAAAAGTTTTGCGTTGACATCATCTGCTTGTGTTCCGTCAAATTCAGTCCAACTATCTATGAGGGCAGTTCTTGAATCAATAAGATCATTTACTAAAAGGCCAGATGTTACAAACCTTCTTTTTAACATCAAGTTAAATATTGCTCCCATATCAACCTTGTTTTGGAACTCATAAGAACCGCTTGAGTTTATTGGGCCAGCAAAGTCAATATTGGATAAATCATCAATATTTTGTGTTATATCATCAATTAATAGTGTGCCATCTAAAAGCAATCCATCAAAGGTTGAATCATAAAAGGTATTTGTTTTCTCACCTTGAAATGGTGGTGAGTCAGTATCTTCTCTTTCTGTAAGTATTATTTGATTTGGTTGTGGATCTGGTGCTGTAACAATTATTCTTGCTGCATTGTCTGATCTGTTTCCAGTATCGTCAATGAACTTAATACTGTAAGTTCCAGTTAAAGCTGGTACAAGTGTTTCTGTGATATTTCCAGCAAGTTTTGGGATTATTTCTGTAGAGTTTTGAAATGTTGCCACTGCTGGATCAACAGAGGGTGTATGCCTGACGGATACTGTTCCACCATGCAAAACATCAACATCTGTTGCTGGATTAAATCTAAGCCTAACAAATTGATCTGAAACAGGCTCTAAAGTTAAACCGCTAGGATCTGCTGGTAAAGCTGTTTTTCCTACAGTTGTAAAAGTTGTTGTTGATGGCGTTGTGCTAGGTTTTTTTAAAGCATTGTAACTAAACACTCTGACCTCATAAGTTCTGGTCTGGTAACTTTTTGTGAAATAAAGTTTTCATTTTTAAATCTATATTGAACCATGTATTCTGTAACTCCAGAAACAGGCTGCCATTGTATAAATAATTTAGAAACAGCACGATTATTCAAAACAACAATTTGCTCTGATCCTTGCAAGTTGCTGGGAGAAGGCTTTAGTGCAGTTAAAGTTGTAATACTTCTTGTCGCTAAAAGCTCACCATCTTCAACATTTGCATATTTTGTAGGATTATGAACAACAGCAGTTATTCGATAATTAAGCTGACCCACTTCAGTTACGCTGATAACCCTAAAAATTTGTAATTGTATTACAGTGTTTTCTATGACCCAGACGCTGTTTGATGGTGGCACTGAACTAAATGCAGAGGTTACATGAATCGTATCGTTGACTATATTATTTATAGTTCTAGTTTCTAAAGTTCCGTCTGACAAAATAACAGATAGTGTTCCTCCATTACTATGGTCTCGATCTGTATTTCTAAAATCGTCAATTACTATTTCAGTTGTTGATACTCCTCTTTTAATCCTTCCACCTCTTCTAACGCCAGCCCTCAAAGGATCTGCAATATTAATTACCTGTCCACATCTAACAAGTGTTCCAGCCTCTAGTGTTGTTGTAAAACTAACAACTTCGCTTTCATTAGATTGGGTGTATAAAAACCATTTTCCTAAACGTGATGCCTGCCCTCTTGATGTTGTAGCAAAACCTCTTAGGTTCTTCGTAACGACCCCATACTTTGCTTGTAATGCAGTATCTTCAACAGTTTCATATTCGATTTGTTGCGTATCATTGTCAAAATAAGCAACATTTACAACAGTAAATTTTGTTGTTTTTGCTGAGTTTGTATAAGAAAAACCTCCATCAGTGACGTTTGATAAATTAAATAAATAGCTTGGATCTGTTGGTCTGTCTTGTGTAATTGATATTGTGCCAGCTGAATAAAAAGGCATAACACGCATAACGGAACATAAATCATTGATAAGATCGTACGCCTGTTTTTGATTTTGTATAACCACGTTACAGCTAAATCTTGGTTCTGTTCCTCCCAATCCATCATCTACTTGTGTTGCACTATAAACAGAAGCTGAATAAAAACTAAAAATATCTAATTGTGAAGTATCTATCTGATCGCTAAAACCTTTTGATGTTGTTAACAGGTCATAAAGTATCCATGCTGGATCGTTTGTCCATGCCTTATCAGTTTGGAATGTGCCGTTAAAAGTACCAGAATACGATAGTGAACCATCAGTTCTTACTGTTGCATTATGTGGAATCTTAATTTTAGTTCCACGAACCCTATACATTCTTCTTGGCTGACTTGGGAAAGATTCAGCATCAAATCGCAGAGCTACAAGAGCAGAATTTGGATAACTTTTAGTCTCAAAAATTTGTTCTGTAAAAGATGACCATAACATTGAGTTTTGTAAAGTAGTTTCTGTGCTGTCATCAGTAAGTCTGTTTACTCTTATCGTCACAGGGAAAGAAGTACCAGATGAAAAAGTTATCTTATAATCTCTAAAATAAGTACTAGCAGTTCTGCCTTTAACAGTGTCACTAATCACTGTTGTAGTTGTACCATCATTTTCTATTGTCTGAATAGTCAATGAAACCTCTGCACCATTAATATCACCATCATCTTCAAATTTTTGTAAAGATGGAAAACCTAATGTAACCCTGACAGCATCAATACTTGTATCTGTGATTGACCTACTTACAGGAGAATCTTTTGTAACAACAACACCCACTGCTGTTTCAGATTCACTTGCTGTAATACCTTCAATTGCTGTCTGATCTGATGTGCCAAATCTAGGCTGAAAAGTAATATTTTGAAAGTTAAAATCTTCATCACTTGGGTTTGTATTACTAGCAGATTGTTGTAATACTTGTACACCATTTAGAAACACATCTTTGAGACTTCCTGTGTTATATTCTGTTGATCCTTGACTACCAGTAGCACTTGGAAAACCCTCTATAATGCCTTCACCTAATAATTCCACTAATGTTTGAAATTGTTTTGAAGCTAGAACATCTTTTGGTAAATTTGGATCTTTTAATGCAACAGCTTCTTGTATTGTTTTAAAATCAAACATCAATTTGTACCCTCTACTTGAACTGTATCAATACCAGAACTGATAACCACTGAACCTGTAAACACCTGTCCATAAATGATCGGGACGCAAACACCACTAATACTAACGTTTTGTATGCCCGAAAATGAATATGAATTAGCAGCCTGTGGATCAAGTGACCCATCAGCTTCTGAAGCTCCAATAGATGCAGGATTTTCAAAAGGTGCTGGGGTCGGGGCTATCAAAGAAGTAACGCCATCTATAACTAAGTTTGTTGCAACAGCAGTAGCAATATTTCCAACAACAGGAATAGCTGAAATTGCACCACCTACAGCACCAACACCAGCAGCCACAGCACCAACACCAGATACTACAGCACTTCCTACGGTAGCAGCAGTTGTGATTGCAGCACCTGCAACGGCAGTAGCAGTACCCACTACAGCACTAGCAGCAGCCCCAACACCACCGATAACCGCAGCTACAGCAGGGATTGATCCTGTTGCTATAGGTATGATCTGAATATCACCTTGACCTTTCATTGATAAAAAATCAAGAGAAACATCTATATTGTTCATTTTTAC